TCAGCCAAAGACGACATAAATGTGGAGCCAACCTTTAAGGCCTTTGAGACTATAGAGGGTAACGGCTTATTCCTTAAATACCGCGAAGGTTACGAATACAACATGACTTATGAAGACTACAGAAAGCGCTTCTTAACGATGTCTGAAGTTCGTATGCATGAATGTCCGGTTCAGCAGGCCGCAGGAATTAGTATTTGGAAAGAGTCTAATTCAGCTTCTGAAGGCACGATTTACTTAAAAGACGGCGAGTATGAAATCTCGTCTGTAGAGGTATAAGAGAAATGGATTGGCTAGCTAACTTAATTAACGGAACTAACGGCATCTTTGCTTTACTCTTCGCCTTAGTGGCTTTAGTAATTTTAGTATACTTAGTAAAATCAGGTATGCTTAATTTTAACGCTAAGGGACTAAGCATAAGCACTAGAGAAAGAGAATTGAGTCTAATCAGAAAGCAGCTTCAGTATGTAAATAACAGAATGGACGCTACGATTAGAGATTTACCCGTTAGGCTAACTGAGGGATTGCATTATTACTTCGCCAAGTATGTTATTTCAAAAGTAAAAGATTGCTTTGAAGAGGCGATTATTTACAATAACATGGAAGAAGGAAGTTACATTGAGCTTAAACAAGAATTGATTTATAACGTGGTACTTAAAATTACAAAAGATGATTATTTTAAGTCGCCAGAGTTTAAAGTTTATCTTTACGATCTAGTAGAGAAGACTTTGCAGAAATTAATAAAATTAAGAAAGGAGAGCTTATAAAAGATGGCTGATACAAATGATAATAGTGGATTTGACTTTTCAGAGTTTTATGGTGAAGAGCCGGGCTCAGTAACTTATGACTCTAACGGAAATTATACCGGATCTGTTCCAGAAAGTGAAGTAGCTGATCCGGATAATACCGACTTCAGTAACTGGTCAGAAGTAAATACGGATGAAAACGGCAACATAACAGGCTGGAATGATGACTTTGGCAACCTTGAGTATAGCGATGGTGAAGTTAAGTATAGAGACTCTAAAGGAGAATGGCAGACTTTTAATAATGGTGAAAAAGGATCCATAGGACATAAATCAAATCAGATACAGCACATTTTAGGAGCCGCAGCAACGCCACAGGCTATAGCTAACTTACAGAATGCTAACCCGGGTGATTTAGGTACAGCTTTAGCGTATGCAGAGACTGGAAAAGCAAGTAATGGCGGCTTGGCTTCTGTAATTCTTTTATCGGGCACGGTCCCAGACCCAGATTCTCTTAGGGGATTAGGCTATAAAGATGAAGACATAATTACAGCAACAAATTTTGCGACTGAAGTAGCTAATAACATGAAGAATGGCCAGAGCGTACGCAGCGCATGGGATAATGCTTCTAAGGCCTTAGGTGACCCTTATGGAACAGCCGGAAGAAACTCATTGCTTAGAGACTCAGCAATAAATACAGTTGGCCTTTTTGGTGGAACAGCCTTATCAGCCCTTGGCAAATTAGGTACTACAGTAGCTTCAGCCAGAGTATTATCCGCTATAAATGGCGGTATGAAAACATTAGGAAAAGGCGGACCGGCAGCGGTAAACACATTAGCTAACATTATCAGGGTATCTACACAGGCTGGTAATAAAGTAGCTAGCGCCGTAGATAAGGCAGCTATTGTAGCTACGTTAGTTGGTGGCGGTATGACTACTAAAGACGCTACAGATTTAGTTAATCAGGCATTAGCTGAAGCTGATAAGAAACCAGAAGGTGATTCTGATTCAGAAGAAACAAGAGCTAATGCAGATAAGACGCCAGAAGCAACGTCGGCCCCCGCTAAATCAGAGCCTACAGCGGCTAGATCAGAGCCAAAATCAGAGCCGAAACCAGACACTAGCAAAACAGACACGTTAACCTTTACTAATCCTTTTGGCGGTGATGATACAGGTATTTCAATACCAAAAGGCCCATTAGAGGGAACGCCATTAAGCGGAACTGGATTACCAGGACATGAGCCCGTAGAGACTACAAAAGAGGGTTATGAGACTGAAGACGATTCTGATTCTGGATCAGACACATTGGAAGAGTCTTCGCCAGATACAGGCGTTGGAACTGATACTTATGTTAACCCTAATGATGACTCTAATAATAAAGGCGTTGGCTTAGGTGAAGAAGACCCAAATAAGGCTAATTATGATAACGATAAATGGAACAGAGGCATGGAGTATGTCTCTACAGACGTCGTATCAGATAAGAGAATAAAAGATTTCATTACTAAGACTTATAAGAATGACCCAATACTTATAAGAACAGTAAAGATTCTTAAGACGAGAAAATAACTACTAGGTTATGAAAATAACTAATAGAATAAAAAACGGAGGACTTTAGCATGGATCCGAAAATCCAAAAAGCGATAGCTTTTCTAATTTCTAAAGTTAAAAACTTAGAAGATCAATTAGGACAGATTAACCACACAGTTAATGAAGTTTTAGTTCCTACATTGTTAGAAGCTGATGAACAGTATACGTATGATACCGGCTTAGCAGCTTTTAGAGAGGCTCATCCAGAAATTGCAGAAGTAGATCCTAGAATGCGCGGCTTAATGCAAGACGACGCTTATGATACTACTAAGGCGATTTATGATCAGAGACCCGCTGATCTCGAAGACGATACAGAATGGGTAAAAGAGGTACTAGCTGGTATCATAGCAAGACTAGACGCTTCAAAAGGCGAAGTAGAACAGCCAAAAGAAGAGATAGTAAAAGAGGAAGCTATTTCTGAACCAGAAGCAGAAGATGAAAATTCTGAAGAAGAAGTAGATCCAGAAGAAATTAAAAAAGCATTAGCAAATTATTAAGGGAGAATAAAGAATGGCTATTGTAGATCGTTCAGCAAATTTTAAGAAAACACTTAAGACTATTTATGAAACAGAAGTCGTAAAAAACAGATACCAAAATTCTGTTACATTAGAGTCTATTAAGAAGTCACGATGGAACGGCGGCGAAGTAATTGAGTATTTAGCTCAGACCGGTAACGGTGGTAACTACGGCGCTCAGTATGACACATTGGTTGATAATCCTAGCTCAGGCGCTCAGTATGATAAGTGGCAAATGACTCAGGGTTATGCTACAGGTTGGTTTAAAGTAGATCAGCCAGATAACCTTATGACAGCTTACAAAGACGGCGCGTTCCTTAGAAAAGTATCTGGTGAAATGGCATCTACGTTCGATGGTATTTCTAAAACTATTGGTGGCGCTTATCTTTTCGGTGGTAAACACGGCGCTTTAGGTAAAGTAATTACAGCCCCCGCTTCAGCCGTAGCAGCTTCTGGCAACGTAATGACAGTACAGCACTCAGCTAGAGTTAAGATGGGCAAAGGACTTAGATTCCAGATCATGTCTGGCGAAGTTCCTAATGAAAGCAACATTGGTACAGCGGTTTATACAGTTACTTCTATAAACGGCGATGAGATTACTTTCTCAGCTTCTGTAGCTGGTGAGACTATTGCAGCTGGTGATACTCTTATCCTTTATACAGCTTATCTCTCTACAGCAGCAGCAGGATCTAAATTCCTTGGTATGGAAGGTTTACCAGAGCTTATTCCTTGTTATGGTGACCGTGACTCAGCAGCTTGGGAAACATACATTGCTACAAATTTCCGTGGCGTTGACCGATCAGCTGACGTAGAAATGCTCGCTGGTCAGTTCGTAAAAGCTGATGCTACAGGCGATACTCGTTATGCAGATGCATTATTTGAGCTTTTAGGCAAAACGATGGACGCTGGTGGACGCAATAACAGACAAGTAATTTCTACTAAGACTTGGGCTGAAATTGGAAAACAGCTTGGCGTATCTGGTAACTTATGGCAGGCTTTTGATAATAGCGCAGCTTCTAAAACTGGCGTTACTATTGGTATGAATAACCTAGCTACAGCCTTTGGTGATTCGTTCATCGGACGAACTACTAGAGACGTTCAGTGTCCAGATGACGTAGCTTATCAATTCGAAATGGATGATCTTGAATACGTTGATCTTGGCAACATTGATCCAATTATAAACGGAACATCACAGGGACAAGTTGGTCTCGCTTCTATAGAGCAGACTGGCGACCAGGGCTTTGGTGAAACTATTGCGCCTAAAATAAACGAGAATAAACTTTTCAACGTTGAGTTCGGAGCAAAAGGTACTTATGGTCCGGCCGTTATCGTATCTTGTAATGCTTTCGGTAACTTCAGACTTAAGAAAACAGGCTCAGCTGGCGTTGCTAAGCTTGACTAGTTTTTCATAATTCACTTTTCCTTTTGGGCTACATGCGTTAATGCATGTAGCTTTTTTTATTGCTAACTAATAGAAAACAAAATCAATAATAGACGGAGAATAATCAGATAAAATGGCAAATCCTTTTAAAAAGTTAGGCCAGGCTTTAGGCTTGGTTAATCAAGACGTTAGTCAAGTAGATACATCGGCTTCTGATGCAGCTTATCAGAAAGCAGCAAATAACATTAAGAGCACAGAACAATTAACACAAGAGGGATCAGCAGCAGCTAGTAATGCGGCGGCAAATGCGGCTACTACGTCAGCAGATGCGGCTAGAAATGCTATTGCTAATTCTGGTGGTGGCAGATTAGCCCGGGCTTTAGCAGCTAACCAGGCGGCTCAAGATACTTCTAATTCAGCTTATAATAATACGCTACAAAATGCGATAAATACGGCAGCTAGTCAAAACCAGGCTCAGTCTGGTATTTATAAGAGCCAGGCTTCTTCAGCATTAGACGCAGCAAAGACGAATGCAGAAAATGAAAATAAGGCTGAGGCTAGCAGAAATGAAATACTTGGTAACATAACTGGCGGCTTAGTTGGTGGAGCAGCAGAAGCAGCAGCTACTAAGCTTTTTGGATCTAATAAGAAATCTAAGAAATAAAGGGAGAGCTTGAAATGGGAGACATAAATCCAGAGAGGAAAAAGACGCCATTAGAGGAACATGTAGAAAAAGTAGCAGCTAACATTGAAAATGCTTCAGCTAATGGAACAGAAACAAATTCAAGACCACAAGTAAAAAACAGCTCAGTTAAAGATTACTCGCAGGCTGAAGCTGATAATGACGAAGCAAAAAGAAATGAAGTAGCAGCTCAGGCAAAGAAATTAGCTGATGAAGCACAGAAAGCAGCTGAAAAAGAGCAAGATTCGACTTTATACGGCGAAGCTGACATGAATAAGGCCAGAGAAAACTTAGATAAAGTTGATCCGCTTGAGTATTATGAAGGTGATGAAACCGAAAAGGCAAGAGATAAAGAGTTTGCTCAGAAAGAACAAGACTACTACGATGAAAACGAGAATTATCTTAAGCAAGTCGATAAGATGAATGCTGACGCTTTGGAGGCTAAAACTAATGCTTATTTGCAGGAAGAGTTAGCTTCTGATCCTACAAAACCAGAAGGACAGCAGAGATTTAAGGACGTATTGGATTCTTACAAATCTTTATTAGCCGATGAAAGGCAGACTTATAATGATTCTTATAACAGGGCATTGCTTTTTAATTGTTTTTCTGAAGGATTAGGAAAAGCTTTTGGCGTAAAACCTATTGATTTTACTAAGCATCCTAGTGTTGAAGAAGTTAAGAATAATCTCGCTAAAATGGAGCAGCAATTCGATGGAATGCTTCAGAGAAATAACGCCTTAAGAGATCAGCGTCTTAACATGACAGTAAATGACATTGAGTCTAGTAATGAAGAAGCTAAGAAAATTAAGGCTAATCCGCTGGCTATGAAAAAGCAAATGGCTGATCAGGCGTTAGGCGTAGCTAACGGAACTAAAACAGCTAATGATTTGCAGAAACTTAATTTGCAGAAACTTAAGGCTGATTTAGGATTAGACGTAAATACTTATGACGCCCAAATGGAACAGGCTAAGGCTGATGCTAGAAAAAAACAAGTAACTGGTATGGGCTTTGCTGAGGGTATCGGACGTGGCGCCTATAATTATGCGAATGATCCACTAGGCGCCGTTGGTAAAATAATGGGAGCCTTTAACCCGCTTAAGAAATAGGAAGAAATTATGGCAAATGAGTATGAAGAGATACAGAAGCTAGTTGATTCTGTAGATACAATAAAACCTTATGAGTATAAAGAAACTGAATTAGCAGCCATTGTGGATTTAGCTAGAAATGTTGGACTTTATGAATGGAAGTACGAGCCCGGCGTGACAGGGGAACAAGAATTGCACGTCGGGCCAATCGCCCAGGATTTGCTTAAAGTTCCGGGATTAGCTAGCGCGGTCCATAAACAAGAAGATGGTACGCTTACTATAGATTCTAAATTTATTGCTTTGGCGGCACTAAGTTATTGCGCTACATTGGCGCGTATACTTAGTCAAGTAGAGTATAATGGAGGCAAAGAGAAATAATGACAGCTTTTGATTATTTACATAACGCCTTAAATACACAGCAAGAAGAAGAGCCTACTATTACGCCGGTAGAAGAGCAAAATCTACAGAAGCAAGAAAGCGCTATTGCACAAAGGCGTCAGCAAATTACGGCTAGCATGATGCAGGGAGTTAACGGAAAATGAATTGGGCCAGAAGAGACATAATAAGCAGACTGGACAGTAAACTTAACCAGATGATCGATAAGTATCAGTATAACATCTACAGATACACAAATAATCTGGATTATGACATAAGAAATCCAGATGGGAATAATTATGGTTATCTTTATAATACTTTTTCTAATTATGAAGATGGCGAAACTGATCCGGCTTCGATTAACGTAATAAAATCAGTCGTAGACTCTATAGTATCTAAATTAAGCAATAACAAAACCCGCCCGTTTTTTAACGCGGTTAATGGTGATTACAATACAGAATGCGTAATTAACCAGGCCCAGATTTATTTTGACCAGGTATTTGATGATTTAGGCTTACATGACATTATTGCTGATGCTTTTAAGGAAGCATGTATTTTCGGCGTTGGTTATGTTTTTCTTGATCCTTTTACTTTTGAAGTAGAAAACTTACATACATTTCAAATCGCTACACTAGATTCTGAAGGCTCAAGACCTACTAAGATGCTTATAGAGAAAAAGCAAATTCCATCTTTTACTTTGAAGAAGTATAAACTAGAAGGTGACTTACCACAGTATGTAGATTTGGCGATTTATGTAGACGTCCAAGAACATGAAGCGGTATTGTTTATCAATAACCAGGTGGCTAAGGAAATTAAATACGTAATAGATCAGTTACCTATAGTAATGATTTATTATAATAAACCTATTGCTGGAAGTAACGCGCCATCGTTAGTAGATGACCTTGATTCTATACAGGATAAAATTGATTTAATAGAAGCTAAGAAAGCTAGGGCTTTAAGAACTACGCCCGCTACTACTACATTTCTTTATTCTAGTAACTCTAACATTAAGACGGCAGACATACAGAATGCTAGAGAGGGATCGATTTATGAAGTAGACTTAGACCCGGGTATGACTCAGTTACCTATACAAGTCGTTACACAGCCGCCTTATGATAGTGGACTGGATCAGGCTAAGAATGATTACATACAACAAGCTTATGACATGGCTGGTATTTCGCAATTATCGGCTCAGAGTAAAAAACCTAGTGGCTTAAATTCTGGCGTATCTCTACAGACGATGGAAGACATAGAGAGCGACCGCTTTGAGAGGCAGGTTACTCACTACACTAATGCTTATGTTGACTTAGCTAAGCTTATGATTAGAATGATTCCAGATGACTTACCAATTTTACCAGAAAGTAATTATAATTCTAGTTATTCTTGGAAAGAGCTTAAAGAACAGTCTAATCTTTATAAAATACAATACTCAGCAGCTTCAGCATTAAGTAAAGATCCGGCAGAGAGAGCTAAGCAGATCATTGAATGGGAACAAGTTGGACTAGTTAATCCAGAAGAAGTAGCTCAGTATTCTAACACGCCAGACTTTGCAAAGGCTTATCAGAATGCTTCGGCATTAAGCAGAGCGATGGATGCGGTTATAAATAATGCTATAGAAAAGCATGTTTATTATGTTCCAGACTTCGTTAACTACGACCAATTATCATCTCGTATTGCTAGAACACAGTGTAAACTTTATGCTTCGTTAACCGGAAATGCAGATGAGAAAGTATTGACTTCGTTAGCTGACGTTAATGCGCTAGAAGAAGTATTAAACCAGAAAATGATAAAAGAAGGCTTTATTAAAGTAGATCAGCCTACAGAAACAGCTACATCTGAGTCTGGTATGAGCGTTGGTGGAAATGCAGCTGGAACACAGGCTATTTCGGCAGCTGATGCGATGCAAGATTCTGATTCAGAAGGCGGTGGAACATTAAATTCTGTTGACCAAATGAATGAAAATCAGGCAGCTGAAGGCCTTATGTAAAAGGAGAAATTTAGATGGATAGTACAGTAATTATACCCGTAGATCACTCTGTAGCCATTGACGTAAAAGAGGGAGATTATTTCGGAATTAACGTAAAACACGCTAAAACGGCTGATTCAGTAAAAAACTTACCAGAATTAAAAGCTATTAGCTCAGATGATGACGTCGTATCTTTTTCTCTTGGAGACCAGAGTTACAGTAAAAGAATTAGCGGCGTTCAAGAGGCCACAGTAGCAAAATACGATACTAAAGGAAGACTCTTAGCTGACATCTTAAATACGGCTGACGTAGCTGAAGAGGTTAACAATTACTTATCTTCGATAAATTTCGTCAGAAGCGTGAACGGAAGCACGGGAAATGTTGAAATAGATTTAACGCCTTATGACAGAAAGCTTGAAGAGTTAGACAGTGATTTATCAGATGAAGTTACAGCTAGAACAGCTAATGATACAGCTTTACGGAATGCTATAGATCATAATACAGAAAATGTTGATTTGCTTAATACTTCAGTTACTAGCTTATCTAATTCAGTAGATTTAATAGACGGCAAAGTAAATACATTAGAAAATACAGCTAGTAATCATGAAACCAGAATTTCTAATCTAGAAAACAATACTTCTGTTTTATCTAATACAGTATCTGGATTATCTATTTCAGTTAATAATTTATCAGAAAGAGTAACTTCAAATGAAGGAGCAATTAGCACGTTAAGCTCAGCGGTTACTTCGAATACAGAAGAAATAGGGGAGCTACAAGAAGCTATTACAGATTTTGTAGACGAGAATACAGTAGATAATAAAATTGCTGAAGCGATGGCTGGTGAGCAAGTTCAGGATACAGCATTATCTAATAGAATTACGGCATTAGAAACCGGATTAGATACAGAAAAAACAGACAGACAGAATGCTGATACGCAATTACGAGCAGATTATACCGCCGCTATTTCTACGGCCATCGGAACAATACAGGCAGCTTTAGCCAATTACTATACTAAGGCTGAAGTAGACCAGATGATCAATAATTTACAAGACGCTATTGACGCTATTGACTTAAGTGGCTATTACACAAAGGCTGAGTCAGATACCAAGTATGTTACATTAACTGACTTCAACGCAGCTATTGCTAACCTACAGCAACAAATTACGGATAACATCGGCCGTGTATTGACTTCTGACCCCGGCACAAATAATAAAGTCTGGGTGGAGCAAGCATAAGTATGAAAGTAAACTTAAAGATGGATAACGGGCCCGCGACTTCTGTTACCTTTACAGATGAAGAAGAAATAAGCAAACCAAGACTCGGAATAAATTATGATGGCCATAAGCTATACACGCCGATGGGACTCGGCTGGTATGATAATAACAAGAAAGGCCTTTACTCTAATCTATACAGCCGTTCATTAGCCGCATTATGGGGCAAAGAGCACAGAGGCGAAGAACAATACGGAATACTTATACAGGTTAACCCGAATACAGTGGGCATTAAAGTAACAATTTCTGATGGAACTTCTTATACCTTTAATACTTCTGAAGAAATACAGACTTTATACATCGCGCCGCCAGAAGATGAAAGCGAGAAGACTATAACTATAAAGGACTTATACAATTATAAATCAGTTAACTATACAGTCCCTAAAGAAAGCTTTAAGACACTTATAATGTATAACAGTGAAACGAAAGTAAACATTTCTACGTTAATTGTCTTCGCAGTAATTGCTTATTATACCAATGAACAAATCATTGCGGGTACTTATAGTGGAGCACAAGTAGAGGCCAATTATAAAGGCACAGCCAAATTCCACTGGCAAAATGGAGCTAATACTACCGTTAATTTCGACAATACAGTAACAAGACTTACAGAGATTTGGAATTATAAACGGTATGAAGGCAACATCGGTGGAAATTGTAGCGCGTTCGATTGCACAGTAACATGTGGTGGAAAGGAATACAGGGCAACGTCGACTGGGCAGAATAGAATAGCAATAACTGATTATACCTTTGAAATTGAGGAAGGAGAATAAAGAATTATGATACCATACAGCTTTAGAATAGAAACTACTACATTATGTCCTTATCAGTGTCCTTATTGTATTCAGAGTAAAAGGCGAGCTACGGTACCGATTCCGCTGGCTAGTGATAAGAAGTTTACTTTTTGTATAGACTGGATAAACAAATCTAACTTATCTAGTTTTTACATTTCTTTAGATGGTGGTGAGCCTAGCCTTTGTGATTGCGAGTCTATTTTCACGAGATTTCTAGAGGAATGTCCAGATAAGAAGTTTACTTTTGAGCTTATTACTAACCTTTATAAAAGTCCAGAGTATTATGCGGAATTAGCAAAGAAGTATAAGCTTAAGATTTCGGCGTCTTTTCATGAGACTGAGACGACTCTTGAAAACTTCAAGAAAAGGCTAGTGGCACTTAACGGTATTATAAGGCCTAATGTTACTTATGTGGTTACGGCAGAGAATGTAGATCAGGCAGAAGAAGTTTATAATGAATTACATGATTATTGCAGGCTGAAATTTGTTAAGGAAAAAGACGGAAAGCATGACATAATACAGAATGAGCATTATGAAGAAGTTTTCGCTAAATTAAACAAATTACCCGGTATAATTCCCTATTATGATAAGACCAAAATCGCATGTAACAAGAGAGTATGCACGGGAACTTTTTATCAGACTTCAATTAGGTATAATGGCGACATTATGTGTAGTCCATCTTGTAACATCGTATTGGGAAATGTTTACAATAATCCTTATAAATCTTTTATAGACAGAAAGCTAATAGTATGTAGCGCCGAGGAATGCAGAATGTGTGGCCATAACATACGAATAATGAACGGAAAGGAGAAAGACTTATGCTTATAGACGATAAACATTTTATAGCGCATTTTCCAGGAAAAGGAAAGGCCTTATTACCTATAGTCCAGGATTTCCCTAAAGTAAAAGTTGATGACAGAATACAGATCGTTACTTTTTGCACGCCTAATCTGGATAAACCGATTCTTATTAAGCAGCTAGAAGAAAGCGGTATAAATTACTTAAATCCCGTAGCTGATTACAAAGGCGAATGGAACATGCTACTAAAGATGGATACTTTTAAGGATTTGAAAATAGATAAACCTTATACATTACTTATTGATTCTGTAGATACGGTATTGTTAAGAGATTTACCCGTATTGAAGACTTACGGCAAAATCCTTTATAATTCTAGTTCATGCTTACATCCTAAAAAAGACGAAGAGACGCCCGTTAACGGCAGGTATTTTAACGCTGGTATTTGCTTCGGCCCTACGGAGCTAATGCAAAGTATTTATAGTGAAGCTAGTAAAATAAGTCATGAAGAAGCTACTAGTGAGCAGCATCACTTAAGAAAGTATTTTGATACGATAAACTGGAGAAATGTGTCTGTAGATTATTGGGAAAATTACTTCTTGAATACTCATCTTGGCGAGCATAAGCTGGATTATCTAGGAAATAATAACTACAGAATAGAGGGAGTATAAAATGAAGTATAATTACGTATCTTTTTATCCGCATCAGATTTATTCTGTTTTAAGCATCTATAAATCTTCAATAATTTACATAACGCCTTATGAAATACCAGAAGAATGGCAAGAGTTTTTTAAGAATAACCAGATCGAAAACATAAAGTATTCAGAAATAGCGCCAGAGGAGCATGTCAGTATAGAAAACTTAGCTGAGTTTAGAAGAAGCACGGAAAGTGAATACTTAAAATGGCCAGAAATACCTAATGTTTATCCGGCCTTTATTGTTACAGATGATAATAAGGATTTCTTGGAAACTATAGACGTATCAGATGAGTCTATGTTTAATTGGCCAGAAGAGCAATTTCCAAAATGGGCGTCTGATGACCTAGCATGCTTAGTAACTGACCGTGACCTATTAACAAAATTGCTTATCGAAAGTTAACAAGAATTCTAACGAATGTTATTCGGCCATCTTTATCAGTAACCGGACTATTACATACTTCTATAATTTCCAGATTTGGATACTCAGTTAAATAATGAGTATCAAAAGTTATTGCTAATAATGCTTCGCCTTTATAATCTAGAGGAATGTCAGGATACTTGAAATACTTATACTCTTTCCCTTTATAGTAATTTAATTCATAATTACCGTTATGGTTATACTTATGACTAAATAAACTTAAGCACTTATCATTTCTTATAGAAGTATACCATTTACAGTTTATCTTCTTAATTTCATTATTACAGATAAAGTTGGTTACTATACCGTATACAGAAACGGAAAGTCTTCTAACTAAGAATACTTTAAAAAGGTATTCTGTTCGATAATAATGAAGTCCTTATTATTAGGAATAATAAGCTCATCGAACATCTTAGTAGCTAAAGAGAAAGGCGGATTAGTTACGATAATGTCAGCCTTTCTGAATAAATCTTCATGAGTAAACATGTCATCAGAAGTATAAATTAGCTCTTTACAGTTATTGGTTTCTTGAAAATACTTTACAAAAGCTGATTCCGCAGAGTCACACGGACAGTATACAATTTTATCTGATAAGTCATAAAGACTTAAGACTTTGTATACGTCTTCGATTCTAGTGTAGCACTCATCGCCAAGCGACTTATTTTCTCTGTTAAAAGATCCACATAATTTGTTGTTCATAATAATAATAAATTAGTTATTTCTAGCCGGGGGTGACAAATTGTCACGTCCGAATTACAGGTTAACTATTATGAAATTATGCAAAACTTAAAATAATTACACATTATTAGTATAGGAGATTAGAACTATGGACATTATGGAATTTGAAGAGTTACAGAAAGTAACAAGCAACAAAAGCAACAAGAAAGAAAATAAGCATCTGGCGGCACTTAAGACTCTTATTGGCGTAGCAATACTCTTTGCTATACCCGTAATGGTTATTGGGCCAAAAGAACTTTGGGATTGCAACATTTTCCAAAAGATCGCGTTGGTTTTAGTAATGACACTTTTTGCTATTAAGTTTTTAAGTAATCTTGTATTATACATTTTCACGCGTAAAACAAAATAGTTACATAATCTATGTATAGGAGAATTAGAATTATGAATAAAATTGAATCTAGCAAATTTGAGAAACTTAAAGCAGAATACCCGAAGCTTACTTTAATGGAAGTAATAAAATGGCCGCATGAAGATGAAATTTATGCAAAAGATGAAGAAGTTATTGTATGTGGCTCAGAAACCATCGGATCAATAAAATGGCCGCTGAACATACTCAGAAATAATTGCAATACCTTATACGTTACGTTAATGTAAAAGTATACTAGTTAAGTATACTAATTTATAAGTATCCCAAAAGCAAATTTGCAAAATGGGGTAACTAATTTATAATAGGCAGACGGAGTAGCTACCAGAAGCCTAGAAATAAAATTTATTCTGAAACCTTTCCGTTGTCCCGGGACGGCTTCGGAAAGGGAAATCAGAACATGTTTTACAAATACATCTTATCTAATTTAAACAGATCAAATCCAAATCTAATTAAATTCACATCACACTCAACATCACATCATAAATACAGGTATTATAAGGAATTACACTCATTAGAAAACCAAGGTATACTAGAAATGGTATCGCCGGTAAAGAGATACTATGATAAAGAAACAAATCAGTTTATCTTTATGGGCGCTGAATACAAAGTAGCTGACTTAAATAAGCTTGAGTTATTAGCGTATTCAGATAATGAGTACATACCAGAAAAGTATCAGCAAGATAAGCTTATTTCAATAATCAATGACTATAATCAGCAGCCTTATGTTGATTGCTTCTCACGCATGAAGTTTAATAAAGGCCGAGCTACTAATGTATTATCTTTTGCAACGACAGAGAAACAAGAACATTTAGATAAGAAATCAGACAGATTTAAGTATCTTGATACAGTATTTGGCCACAATAATTGGATACATTACGACGTTCCATCTTCAATACCGCAAGTAATCCATCTTATGAATAAAGGTTTCTGGCTAAATCAGCGCGTCTGGGACATGTTAGGCGACCCTAACATTAAGCCATTAGGCCAGAGAATCATGTTCAATACTACAGAATTTGGATTAGCAAGAAGTATTTTCCAGTATGATACCGGCAAGAAATGTTCGCCGAGCAAGACTAAATACAAAGTCGTTCAAGATGGCAAGATTTCTGAATACGATTACTATTTAACAACAGCAAGAATCTATACTAAGGAATTACAAGACATCATCGGCAAATTTCCAGGAAATACCAAAGAAGAAAGAGGCAAAATCTTTATCCATGAAAGCAACATTTATCTTCTAGTTCTTCAGAAGTTTATGCAGGCTAGGGCTAAAGTCGTAGAAGTTTATGACAGCTTTTATTGGGACAGAAGCAGCGGAATTACTATTAAGCAAGTAGAGAATTGGGTTAAAGAATGCGCTGAGTATTATTACAGCAATAGATCGAATTTATTTACACTCGAAATGCAAAAAGCTAATGAATACATGCGATCTCGTAAAGTTACACAAAAACACATTTCATACATTAAGCAGAGAAATTGGTATGAAGATAACAAGACTAGCCACAAAGTGCATGATTATGTAAACCGTTATAAAGATAAGGCCGTAGCTGGTATTTTCCCAAAGAGATGGACTGAAGCAGAAATCAAGTTAGGCGAGTCCCTTGTTGCTTCTACATCTAATACTAGTCCGGCCCCTACTAATACTATTACTACTAATACTTCTCTTACTTCTATTATACCATTTGTCTCAAATTTGACCGACGTAAATTGTTGCGCTAAGCTAACAAGTAATTTAGAGACTAAAGATACTAATTTAGAGAAACCTACAGCGCTTTACTCTGGGATTTCCAACGGAAATACTAGTCTTGGCGCTGAGTAGATAAGGAGAAAAAACATGAAAGACGAAGAAAGAATACAGAAAGGCCTTATAGAACAGGCCTATTATGATCCAGAATTTGACAAAGATGATAAAAGAAATTATTACAGAGAAAGAGCAAGAATTAGAAAAGAAAGGTATTTGCGTCAATTAGAGAACATTAAGAGTATGCCAGAAGAAACCGACTTAGAAGTATGTGCTAAGCTACGTAAATACTACGGGCTAGCTTTGAGATACAAAGAGAATCTACGTGATTTGCTGAATGAGTGGAATCCCGTGGTACTACAGAACATGCTAAGAATTAAAGTATTGACGCCGTGGAAAGATACAGTATGGCTAGACAAAGATAAACTTCAGGAATTTGAAGATTTCGTGAAAGGTATGACTAATGAATAATTTCTAAAGTTACTAATTTAATTATAAATAGGAGAAAAAGCATGACTAAGAAACAAGCTATAAAATTATTACAAAGCGCTAAATTACCCGCTGATCTTGATAAATTACGTGATTATGTACTAAAATTCACTATAGACAGAAGAGAGATAAGCGAGGATAAATTTAGAGACATAATTGAAACTATTAGTGATTATAATTACACAATCGCTTTATTAGGCTGGGAATGTATTGCACCAGAATTTGATGGAAGTGATGTATACACCTATGCAGTAGACATTGTTGATAACACGTATTATCCAGAATACTATAATTAGGAGAAATAAACATGACGTATTTAGCAGAAATGAGTTTAGAAGAAAGAAAAGCATTATCAAAAGAAGAACTTAGAGATCTCTTAAATAGAAATTTGCAAAGAGATGCTTATTGTACTCAGTCGGACTTTGAGCCTATTTCAGATGAAAAGCTAGAAGAAATTTATAATGGTATTCAGGCTGAAAAAGATGATCCAGATGAAAATAAGCGTGGTTATTTGAAAGCGTTACTTAATGAGATAATGCTTATTGCTGATGAAAAAAATCTGTCAATAACAGACACGATAGACGCTATTAAGACAGCAATAATTCTTGACCAGAAACTACAGAGGCTATAGTACTAATTAATTACCATGTACAAAGTAGATTATGAAGAAAGAAAGCGACAGGTTAGAGACTTATTTGATAAAGGCCTAATAAATTGTGGTATGTATCTTAGTTGGATAAGAGACATACTAGCTGAACAGCTAATTGGCGTATTAACTTATGAGGCCACAGACGAAGAGTTAAGTGAGTATTGGAGTTAAGACACTAATTATTTACGCATAAATTAAATAATTTACATAATTTATGTATAGAGGAGAATTAGAATTATGAAAAAGATTATGTTTATGATTATGGCTATTATGGTTTCAGTAGCTTTTGCTGAGCCCACAGTAAAGATGATTAAAGATGATCGCGCTGGAATAGTTGGTAACATGACTTATTACTCTGATGAAGAGGCTAAAGATAAGGCTAATGTTTATCTAATTAGAAACCATTTTGAGTCAGAAAAAACGATCTATAATAACATTGCTAAAATGTTTGGACAGCGTAAATTTTACGATTACGTTGAGGGCGATTTGAGTCATCATTTTGATAAAAGCTGGGAGACAGAGGATTTTGCTACTAGAAATGCTCAGATAGTTTTTAATGCATACATTAGCCCTGATGGAGCGATTCTTTGGGATTATTTACCAGAATCTAATTTTGTGGTATTTGAATTAGCTCGTTATGACAGAGGTACAGAAGAGCCTTTTGAGTATTATGAAATTGTTATTATAAATAAGAATTATGTATTCCTTAGCGTTAAGAATGTGGAGAGAGATTAGTATGAGTTACAGACCTAAAACAGAAAACTTTAATAAAGAAAAAGCATTGCAGACTAAAGGAATTACGAACTTTGGCTGGAATGAAATGAGCGACATTGACGGATTTCATTATGGTATTGAATACGTTTTAATTGTAGAAAATAAATTTGTTAAAGAATTATCTGATGCTTATCAGATTAAGAAAATTGGCGGTTTATGTAATTGCATCAATAATTGTATTTTCGTAGAGACTTCTAATGAAAATGACATTAGAAATAATAAATACGAAGATAAAATTATAAATCTATGGGAATGCAAAATACAGAGAGTAAAGACTTATAATTATAAAGATGAGATTTGTGAAGAGATTGAAAAAAACTTTATTGGGGAGCCTTTAGCTAAGCTTATAAACTTTTTAGAGACCAATTATAACAGACAAGCCCCTTTTGAATTTGTTAGAGACGTTATTACACAAAATAATGTTACTTCACAGAGTACCTTTGCTAGTTTTGTGAATAGACATAAATAACATAATCTTTTTCCCCTATTAGGCTACATGTTAACGCATGTAGCTTTTTATTTTAAACACTAATTCTTCTATAGAGACACTAATTTAAATACATAAGGAAAAAAGAATAATGAGTAAATTTGAAAAAGAACAGGTTTTTAATTATCCAAAAGTTTTAATCGCTGGTTATGGAATAGTAGGCCATCATCTAAAAGAAGAGATGGATTTTGCTTATACTTATGATCCAGACAGAGACCAGGCCGCCATGTATAATGAGCCGCCGAAAAAAGAGCATTTCGATTTATGCTTTGTATGTGTTCCAACGCCAAAGGATGAGTTTGGATCATGTGACATTGGCTACGTAATTGAAGCTATAGAAAGCATTGATGCTGATTTGTTTGTAATAAAATCTACGGTTCCGCCGGCTACTACAGACTACATTGCTAACTTAACTAATAAAAAGTGTTTGTTCAGTCCAGAGTTTTATGGAAATACACAGCAGAGTGACGTTGGCGGATTTCTTATTCTAGGTGGTGACTTTGAGTCTTATCATAAAGTAAGACAGCTTTATGAGAAAATTAAGCCCGCTTCTTTTAAGTATCATCATGTTACAAATACAGAAGCTGAGATTATAAAATACGCTGAGAATTGTTACTTAGGACTTAAAGTGGTATTCTGTAACCAATTCAGGGAAATTGCGGATTTCTATAATTGTGATTATGACGCTATTAGAGACGGACTTGTATTAGATCCCCGTATAGGGGAAAGCCATACTTTTGTTTTTGATGACGCCAGGGGTTATGACTCGAAATGCTTAAATAAAGACATACCCGCATTGATTTATGAAGTTAAGGGAAAAAAGGTATTTGGAAATACGCCCTTTATAATGGAAACCGTAGAAGAGATCAACAATAATTACAGGAGATAAAATGAGATGCTTAAAAACTTTATTATCAGTTTTCTTATTGTTATTGACATTATCACAGCCGCTTTTTGCTTCGGACTTCACTATAGACTGGAACAAAGTCGACAGCAGCTTGAACACTATAGAGCTGAACTTAACGCAGCTAAAGATCAACAACAACGAATTAGAGAAATTGTTAGAGGAACGGATGAAATACTCAGCGAGTCTCTCGATACAGTTGCAGGAATCAGAAGCCAGATCAAAATCATTAGAGAAAGCTACGAAAAGATGGAAAATTTGCTCTATGGTATTGGGAGCAACGACGCTAACTACGATGGTGATTCTAATAACGAGAAGGTAGAAGATGAGCGAAAATCAGAAGAAAAAAACTAAGTTTAGGGCTAGCAGAAAGTGGAAAGACTTCAGACACAAGATGAATGTTAAGCAGAAAGGACTAGACCCTATTACGAATAGCAAATTAAGAAAAGGCGCAAATTTGCATCATTGCGACCTTAATGAAGACCACTATGAAGATTTGAGTAATGAAGATAATTTTATTTTCGTTAACCACAATACTCATCAGTGGATACACGAGATTTACAGATACTTCGTAAAAGACGAAGAGATTATAGAAAGATTAAAAAACGTCTTAACTAAGATGAAGGAGATCAACGAATGTTAAAAGAATTACTTAACCTAGCTAAAGAGATTAGGCTAGAAAAAGAGTATCGAGCGAGATTACTTAAAACGGATTTGACAGTAGCAGCTTTTGAGCATTTCTTGAAGAAGAGCCAGGCTACAGGCGTAAAAGTTACGATAGACTTTAAGCAGGCTGATGGAAAATCTACGTCAGTAACTATTGAGCCGGCTGATACTAATAATGAGGTGAAGTTTGAGACTGGACGAGAAAAGTTTCAGAAGCGTTATGGAGGACTATAATGTTTTATAAATTTAAGTGTGAAAATTGTAATACTACAGTAGAAAGACAAATACCTATTGCTGATTACGATAAAGAGAAGAATAACCAGAAATGCAATAATTGCGGAAATAAGATGGTTAGAGTTATAGAGTTTGAGGGAGCTTTTGGAAATACAGGCGGCTATGATTCTGTAGCAGGAAGAGCTGAATGGCAGTCCTAATTGAAATGCTAATAGCGCTAATTATAGCGACAATTATAACTTATTTATTTGGAGGATTTATCGATGATTAAGATGAGAGGAAACAAAGTATTAGTTAAGGCAGATGAGAAGATTAAGCAAGTTGGAAGTATTCTGTTAGCAGAAAAAGCGCAGAAAACAGTAGAACAGGGAACTATTGTATCTTCAGCTATAGAAGATTTACCGGTTGGAACTAGAGTGGTTTATGACAGAGCCTTGACTATACCGCTTAATTTCGAAGATGAAGATTACTTAGTAATTGATGAAGAAGATTGCTGGGGGACTTTATAATGAGACATCTACAGACTTGGTTTAAGAATGCTTATGATTATTCATGTTTAGCACAGTGTTATTTATACGCTATTGCTGATCACAGCAAAATTGGTATTAAAGAAAAACAGCTGGAGCTTTTCATTGCTTCATCACTAATTCTAGGCTATGGAATTGATGATGAGTTTTTTGTTAGTGATCCCGTATCATTGATGACTAAAAGCTGGAAAGAATTTTCGGATGAAGACGTTAAAGTTAACGTTAGAAAACTAGAATTAACAGACGGATTATCTGAATTAAAAACTATACCTTATGCAGCCGTGAGATTTGACTATAATGGACACGCACATTTTGTATTGATGAAATACGGCATGTTAGAGTATAACAGCCTAGAAGACAGTAATTGCTTTAAGTATGGAAAACCGACTACAGCAAGAATAATAGAATTTGAGGACTAATTAAGTATGGAAGTGAATTATAAAGATTTAACAGATGAAGACATTATTATGCTTGGAAAGATTATTGAGCTTAATCTTAATGTTGAAAAAGACTTATACGTATCTTGGCCTAAGAAAACAGAAATAGAGTTTAGGGCATCTAAGCCAAAAGACGTTGAAGACTTTGAGAAGTATAAGAAAGAAAAGATTGAAAATTGGCTAAAGAAGATTTGCAAATTAACAGATAAGTTAGACTATAAAATTAAAGGACTTGACAGAGTAACCTTTATTATAAGGAAAAAGAAGCCAGATGAGACCGTATCACAATAAGAATGAAATAAAAGAAATAAATAAGAAATTCTTGGCTGACTTGGATTACTATTATACTCTCAAAGGAAAAGAAGCTGATGATTTTCTTAAGGCTAACTTATGGACGCCGATTTATGAATGCGCTTTTAATACGGTATGGAAAAGCTATAAAAAGCTTTATGGAAAAGCATACTTCGATGAAGAGAAAATGTATGATTGGGCTATAGACATAACTATGGTTTTAATTAAAAGAATTAAAGAAAAAACCAGAAATGTTTTCCGCTATGATTACAATAAAACTGAAGAAGAAAATAAAGAAAGACAGACTTATTTACAGCGTTATAATGACACTAAAGGATACTTAATAGAGTATTTACCCACTACAGTAAACTATGCTAGATTACTAGTAGCTTATAGACATCAGAAAGAGGAAGAAAAAGATGAGCAAATCGCAGACTGGAGAATTGACGAATACAGAGATCAGCTTGACTAACAGAGGAGAGTTTGAATTAGTTCCCGACAGAAGTCAGATGACCGATGAAGATGAAGAAATCAGACTTGAGCGCTTACAGATCGATAATGCTTTGCAGAGAAGAGAGAAATCAATTAAGAAAACGCATGACAGGCTGATGAAGCTTAGGAAGATCGAGAGACATAATAAGCAGCAATAACTAATAGAGAATTGGTGGAGTAACAAAATGGCGAATACTATAGAAGATAGTTTTAACGTGACTGATTCAGAGACTTCAGAGAGGACAGTTGACGCAATTAATACTAGCTTTAGATCTATAGAAGAAATGATAGAAGATTTCACGCCTTTTGTTACTTCACAAGACTTTGCGGTTTTTCAATACAGTGGCTATGTAGAAAAAGACCAGGAAATTAAAATTCCTATGACGCCGCCTAGCAAGACCATTAACGTTTTCGGGGTAGTCGGAGCTAGTTATTGGTTAGTTGGCGTATTAAATACGGCTGGCGTTTTTACTTCGTCAGTTACACAGAATGTAACAATAAATCAGCCCTATAAAACAGTATAAGAAAAGGAGATACTATTATAATGAAAGTTCCCGTAACTAGTAGATTAAATACGGCAGACGCGCCAATTACTAGCACTAATGAGCAGCCAACATTTGCTTATAAAGACTCTATAGCTTGGAATGGCACTATTAGAAATGCATACATTACTCAGGGAAAAGGAATAGTCTCTACTACAGGACAAGAAGTAACTTATAATCAGTATAAAGTGAACGATGAGAATAAAGGCGTGATCTTTAATTATAATAATAAGAGTATTTATGCGCCTTATGAGTGGGTTTTATCTAAGAAGAATAAAGTAGAAAATCAGGCGGCTGGACAGAAAGTATGTTCGGCTATTTATAATGATAAGCTTTATGCAATTTATAAAAACGATACTTCAGTATTGCTTATAACTTCGGATAGAGATGGATCTAATGAGTCATCTAGGCAGCTTGATTGCACGTCAGCAGTATTAAGCTCAGTTTATAAGTTAGACTTAGCGCCGGTTTTAGTTACATTAAAAACTGAAGAAGTTGGAAATAATCTTTATTCTAACCACATTTCTGTTTATTCTCTAGATGATTTAGATACAGAAAAGTTTAGCTATGACACTAGCGATTACATACCTTTAGGAGACGCTAATTCCGCTACAATTATAGGCGGAGCTGACTCAATTTGTTACATTGCTGGTTTTGATGACATTGACCATAACAGAAGTAAAATCATCGTATGGTATGCTTCAGCGCCTACTAAGCCTATAGTTTATAAGTGGTTTGGATGCGTTGGACCTAGCGGCGTAATAACTGGCGAGCCAATACCGGATCCGGACGTTTTCAAGAATGTATCTAGAAATACTAACGGAACATACTCTTGGGACATGTATGGAAGTAGCACGTCATACATTAGTGGACAGCTAATCGGTGGTTATACGCCGCCCGTAACTAAGAAGAAAGCCTTTGATAAAATAGTTATAGAAACGTGGGCGCCTACAGAGTCTGTTAGATACAACATGAGCGCTAATGATAAGACTATAGATGATGATGACATTGATCCTATTAGATACTACGTTAGCAATTATGCGGATAATCAGGGTATTTATTATGACTATGGACAGGGCTGGTTAAAGACTTATGTTAGAAAGATTAAGCCCGCTGATAAGATGATAACTGATTGTTATCTCTATACTTACAACGCTAAGAAAGTATCTAACTTAAACTACAGAAAAGAGTCATTGCTTTATAAAGGAAATAACCAGACTTATCCTTATGCAGAGGGAAAATTAAGTCAGCGTATTTATCCCGTTGGACGAAATAATAAAGGATCAGAGTCCATGCTAGGAACTTTACCATGTGTAATAGAAATTATTCCTAGTGACAATACTACTAATACTCAGTATCTCGATTTACAGCTTTACGGATTAGCTACATTATCCTTTAGCTGGATGGGAACTTTAATTACTACAGGCGCTGGTGATGACGGATACGGAAAGTTTACTATACAGTATTCCGCTGATGGAAAAACATTACAGTTATGTGTAGATGAGCTAAACTTTGAGATTAAGAACTCTAGTTCCATTGATGATTTCCGTATTGAAAAGTTGGCAGATTACATGTTTTTAACTAACATACTAGACCAGAAAAACTTATTAGTAGAAGACCATGATGGAAACATAAATCTACAGAGAACAGCCATTTCTTATAACATGGAATGTATCTTATCTATAGAAGACGCAACGTTAACGCCGCCTACAGCTACACAGGGAAACTCTAATGCGGTTTTCTATTGGGCGGCATCTTATAATGATAAGGTTTATAATGGGGTTTATGAGAATAGTAATAATACTTCTTGTAGCTATTTATTCCCGGCTATTACTTTATACTTATACATTTTATCTACAGAACAGAATAAAGTAGCCGAAGCCGTAGACGTAAATAAGGGAACATTTCTTAATCCTTTATTGAAGGGATTATTCTCTGAGTATGAAGGCATTAACGTGTATTATACCTTAAACTACGATACTACAGTAATTGGGTATAAGACAACGAATAAAATAAAAGAAACAGACATTACAAAAGACCGCTTTGACTTATACGGAAAAAAGACTTATGAAGTTAGCAAGAAAGACACTAGCTATACTATTACTAGCTTTATTTATCCTATTGCGGTTGGAAGCTTTGTTAAAGGTATAAACTACATACAGCCGACAATAATGTTATCTGAGAATTATGCGGTTCAGCTATACATGAGCGATAACCAATTATTTGCTTTTTACTTATGGGGAAACCGTATCTTTAACGGAGACCACGTATTTACTATTTACGGATCTAATTACTATTACGACGGCCAGGGTATTTACTTCATTGGACGAGGCGCGTCTTATTCTAGTAACCAATTTGTATGTTACGCTTTGGGATTACAATTTCTGGCTAATTCCGGATCAGAAGCTTATTTCTACAGCACATTTGAAAAGAGGATTTTCATCTTTACAGGATCGAATACATTACAGCCGGCTGACTTAATGAGTGAAGTTGGTTATGTAACTGACGCCATGTTTAGCTCACATGAGCAGATGCTTTACATGTTAACCGATGATAACAGAATTGTAATTAGATCATCTACGGATACATGCGCTTTGGATGACGTTCCAAGTGGATCTCATCTTGAGGGCACTACACAGGGCGCGGCCGTATGCTGGAATAACGGATTCTTTATTTACAGCCCTTATAAAGGAACTAGCTTTAGGCCCTTTAAGCTAGAAACAGAGTTTTTAGGCGATGATGAGTCATTGCAGAAATGTTCGTATGTAGACATTGGCCTTTATAAAATTTCTGATAAGCCCGTAAAAGTAAAGGTTAACGTTCAGACATTGAACGGAATTGAAGTAGCTAGTAAACCAGAAGAAAAGACTATAGGCGTTAATGACTGGAAAGGAAGAATGTGGCGCAAGAGATTTACGCCTAGTTTAGCTACGGGAAACAGCTTTAAGGTATCTATAGAAAGTGAAGATGAAATGGCGGTCGCATACATAAACTTTGCAATAAGTAAGGTGGGAAAGGGAAGTGGAGTTAGACGCTAATGAGCCAAGTAAAGAAAGTAGAAAAAGACCAGGTTACATTTTCTGATGGAACGATTCTCAAAGACAGAAAAGGCAGGGATTTGCTTGAGCTTTATCACAGCGCCGTATTCGATCTATTGACGACTGGAAAAGCAGATACTAAAAACCCTTTAAGCGCTTTTGTAAAGGCGGGTATTAAGAAGCTAGAGTCTAATTCATTGCAGACTATAGAAAGATTAGTTGAGCATACAGCTGATTATTATGTAGACGATAATGTAGACGAAGAGTTTATAGAATACAGATTAAGCAAGAAACTTTTCCCTTGGCAGAAAGAAGTATTAAGTTCGGATAGTGACCAGATAACATTACAGTGTGGCCGCCGATCCGGAAAATCCTTTGCTGAAGCATACATTGCGGTTAACCATTGCACTAAGGGAAGCGACTTAATTAACGGATTTGAGAAAGGAAGAAAAGTAGCGATTATCGGATTAACAGAAAGTGATTGCGCTGAAGTATTCTGGCAAAACTTAAAAGAAGCAGCTGACTTATCTGGAATGCATTATAAGGCTAATAATTCTAGTCATCAGATTACCTTTGCTAACGGAAGCACTATACAGCTATTCGGAAATGGAACTAAAGACGAAAGAGAGAAAACCAGAGGCAAAGAGTTTAGCTTAATTATAATAGATGAGGCGCAGAGCCAGAAAGGACTTCATTATTTACTTGTAGACATTTTAGGCGCTATAATTACGCTTAGACGTTCAAAAGTTATCTTATCAGGAACTGGAAGCTTAACCGGATTCGGTGAGTGGGTGGACTTATGTGAAAATCCATCTTGGAGACATTTCAGATACACGATGGAAGATAACCCTATTGCGGGGCCAGGAGCGCTAGAAAAAGAAAGAATTAAGCAGGGCTGGTCAGAAGATAACATTACTTATCAGCGTGAATACTTAGCTAATCACGTTATTGATACCACTAGAATGATAATACCTAAGTGGCATGAAATTGACTCATTACCAGAAGACTTTATTGCTACAGAATGTTATGTTGGCCTAGACTACGGCTGGACTGATTATACAGCATTAGTGGCTATTGTTTTTGATAAGAATGGAAAAGCTTATGTCGTTGATACAGAAAAGTTTAAGAATAAGGATACGGACCACATTGTAGAAAGATGCAAAGTAATGGTCGATTCTTTATCAGAAAAGTTTAAAGTTAATCCGCTAGTTATTGCTGATAATTCTCATCAGATGATTTCAGCTACAATTTCTAGAAGGGGCGTTAGAATAGCTAATGCTATTAAGCATGACGCTACTACGGGATTAAAACAGCAGATCTTTGATACTAGTAACGCGCTGGGAAATGGAACTATTGAAATTCTGAAGAATAATGATGATTTGATTTATGACTTCAAGAATACAGTATGGAAATGGGATAATGAGAAAAAGGCCGTAATTTATGAAGAAGATAAAGAGTATTATCATCCGGACTTATTTCATGCTTTGAGATACGCTTATTGTACCCATAAGGCTAAGTATAGGAATTAGAAAGTTATGTTAAATTCAATAAAACCCTTTGAAGAAAACGGCTACGAAAGAACTGACCTTAAAAACCCGGTATACATGGATAAGACTAAGGGAAAACCGGCTCAAGTTGAAAAGGCCAATAACATAATTTCTAGCGCTTATAATGAGTTTATAAACAAGACTAATCAGGTTAAAATTAACTCAATAACTGACTGGAGTATTACTAAAAAAACTAGCACTAGAGTTGGCGAATACCACGATAATTGCTTTGAGACTTTTTGTCATCTCAGTTTTTACTTTAATTCATCTGGATTTACGGCTAATTCTAACCAGGCCGTATTTACTATAAAAGCAGGAACGCCTTTAACTGGTATTACTTTTCTTGGAGTAAATTCTTATACTAGCCCGAGTGATTTCTTGAATAATTACGGCTATTTTACTTTTACTTTTAATGCGAGTGTTCAAGAGTATCACATTTCTTTTGTTAGCTATTCCGCAGACTTACCTAACACTAGTTGGGGCGTATACATGACTTTTGCTTATAGCGCGAAGGAGAAATAACATGCTTATAATGTGTGACCGAAAAGACGGTATTTTCACGCCTAAAATGAGTGACCGAATTAATCAGAAAAGCACGATGCTTTGGGAAAAGATACAGGGTTTGCAGGTCCCGGCGATTTATCCAAAACTAAGTGTAGACTCAGAAGAAGTAAACGTAAATAACATAACTTTTATAAAAGAAAAAACAGACTCGTCTTTTAACATAAATTCATTATTTCACATTGTAAATTTCCGAGTATCCTTTTCAGCGCCGGTATCATTGAACGGAACTACTATTGCGCAATTACCTATAGCGCCTAATGGGGACATTATTATGTCTTATAATGATGGCGCGTATTTAGTAATAGTTCAAAAAGGCACAAATGAAATAAAATGTTGGTCAGGCGATAGTGTTATGCAAGTTGCGGTATACTTTACTTATGTTACGTAATAACTAATAGATTTTAAAATAAAGGGAGACTTTATGAGTATTTGTAATCCTTATTATGACCAATACGGAAGAAAAACAGAACTAATGCACGTGGCCAAAGGAGCTACGTATCCGATAAACATTTTAGGAAATGCGGCTACAGCAGACGTAGCTAATAACCCTATTGAAGACTTATTACCAGACTCTACAGATACCATCAGCTTTAGAAGTGGAGATGAATTAGACTCTAAAAAGAATGAGTATACACATAAAATTACAAAAGTAGATGAAGCTATAAAAGCACAGTATGATTCTGAAGGAAATAACATTGCTGAGACTTATGCTAAGAAAACAGAAGTAATCGCTTTGGATCCAGAAACTGGAAAAGTTCCTACAGAATACTTACCAGATACAGCAAATAATGTAAACTTTGTAAACAATAAAACCGGCGACGTTACTCTTTATGGCACAGACATTGCGATTTCAGAAAGTGATGATAATACAGTTACAGAAGCTATAAATTCGGCTTCAGAGACATTGCAGAATGAGATTGATAACTTAACTGAGACTAAGGCAAATGTTACGGACATACCTAGAATAGGCGAAGAGCTTTATGAGAGCACGGGCTCAGTTATTAACGCATACAGTTATACAGCTGAACAAGTTGGAACTGAGTTTAGGCTTTATAAGAATAATACTACAGAGGGAACACAAGAAACAGTATCTAGCTTTGGTATTACTTCGACAGCTAACTTATCCTTTGCGCCCGTGGGAAACATACTTACTTTTGGAACTAGAACAATAAACATAAACTTCGATAATCAGCCGAATTATAACGTATGCTTATACGATGGAATTAACCAGGCTACAGGCACGTGGACCGTTACTAATAGCGGAAATACCCGCGTAATGGTTATGAGATACGGCGGCCGATCTAGTGATGGATCTAAAACTAACATTATACCTATTGGAACAGAAATAGTCAAAAACAGCAGCTTTACTTTTATTCTAGACGGTGATGATCCTTATACGGATAAGTCTAGCTTTGCTTTAATGATTTATAAGGAGGCCTAATTTAGATGATTACTAAGACAGCGAATGAAATTATAGAAGGCGCAAAAGCAAAAGCTGGCGTATTTAATTGTGACTTTTTAGGCTTTTTAACAGTTACTAACGAGCTTAATAATGCTTTTAGAGAAGTTTATTCAGAAATTGCTAGAAGCGATAATGATTATTTCGTAAAGACTATTAGAGTTGAAGATGATAGATGCTTCAAATTACCTAAAGACTTATTTATAATTAAAGGTATTTACATTGAATTACCTAGCGGATGCTTAGTTAAGTTAGAGAAAGAAGAGTATAGCCTAGAAAACGGCGTATTCAGGTATTTAGTCCCACAAGTTGGAACTATTGTAATTAAGTATGTTCCAGATCCGCCTACATTAACAGCGCCAAGAGAATCAGAAGAAATCAACATTGAAGCGCCAGATGAATGGGGAAAGATGACTGATTTAGGCGTGTATTATAAGAGAGATGGCCTTTATTATTATTACAGCTTTGAGAACGCGTCAGAAGAAGAAATAGAAGAAAGCGAATACAAAACTGGATCTACTACATTTCTTAAGCATACAATTACTATAGACTACGATGAGCAGACTATAACAGCAGTTGATGCTGACGAAAATGAAGAAGACTGGACAGAAATCTTTACTAGAGAACAATTCGGTGACTTTACGGAAATTGTATTTGACAGCCCTTATTGCTTTGTTACTTATGAAGACGGACACATTTTGGTATTTAGTCAGCTAATTCCTACGTTATGGAACATAAAGGCTTCATCAGGACATGATACTCTTGGAAAAGTTCATGCTATTAAAACTGATGACAGAACATTATACGGCGTTATTTATGAGGATGAAGACGGCTATTTCTACAGAGCGTCTTTTGTTCCGGATACAGTTTTGAATTATCCTAGTAACGCATTATTCAATTATCTTGAAGTAATACTAGCTAGGCTTTTCTTAAGCATGAACGGTATGGAAAGCGCTTATGTGAATGAAGACTTATACAGAAACATTAAGTCACAGTTTTATAGGGAATTGCAGATGGATCATAATTCTGTAGCAGTTAGAAAACCGACTTTGAGGAGATTTAGAAGAGTATGAGCGATGAAGACATAATTGACTTACAGTGGTTTGCTGATGATAATGATGATGACAACAACGAGAAAGATGATACAGAAAATACTACAGAAGACAGTGACCCACACAGTGTTCCAGATGACATAGCTAATGACTTCGACTTCAGTGAAGAAGCTGGCTTTACTAAGGATGAAGCAGACAGAGCGGCGCAGTCCGATCACGAAGAAGGTGACACTAGTAATTGGGAAGAATACCAGGATGATTTTGGTTACGACATAAATGATGACGGATCGACTAAAGTAAACTGGCATAACGCTAAAACAGCGGCCAGAGACGTTGGTCATAAAATAGCAGGCTGGGCTGAAAACGCAAAGGATTATGTAAACTTATCTTTAGGCGGAAATAGGGCTGGCTATACTTCAGCAGACTTTGAGAGACAAAAAGAAGCGGATAAGGCTAGATCTACTTATAATGAGAAAGCTGAATCGATACAAAGAGAAATTGATGACTTTAAGGGCAGAATGGATCCTAATTCAAAAGCGGACCAGGAAACCTTATCTAAACTAGAAGCAGAAAGAGATGATTATACTAACCGAGCTAATTCTATTTCTCTGGACATAAATTCTACAGATACCGGCTCTAGACTAGGCAACATAGTAAACAATAAGCTGGAAGACTTAGGCGACGTTGGAACTAGAATTAACCAATTCTTCGGTGGCGCTGACGAATACGGCTTAGACTCAAAAGGCAGAGTAAACGATAGAGACGGCGATGGAAAAGTATCTTGGTCTGAACGCGCCCAAAACGTGGGAAGAAATGCTGGACAGTGGGTGACAAATCAGATAGCAAACGCGGCAAGATCAGCTTTAGTTACGGCGGCTTATGGTATTAACCCTTTTCTTGGCTTAACTTTAGATAAATTATCTGATAAGGGACTTCAGGCTTTACAGGAATACGCTAAGAATCATCCCTACGCGCAGACTGAAGCAGAAAAACAGGCTGGTCGTGAGCCACAGGAATCAGACTCTGATGCAGAAGATACGCCCGTAACAAATACAGAAGTGACCGAGCCTACAGCTGACTTAACAAAAAGCAAAAAAGCTTTTGAGGGCGGCTGGGATACAAAAACATTACAAGACATGAGTACTAGCGGCAGGACTTACGGCTGGAATAAGAGTAATGACGTAATGGGCCATAATACTTCAGCATTAAGTGACGCCAGATTTAAGGACTTTGCGTTGGCTTTATTTACGGATAATGAAAGCTTACACAGGGTATTAAAGACTAAGATGATGCTAGATTACTTTAACTAATAGAAAACAAATTATAAGACGTGGCCTAAACCAGGCGTATGGGAGAATAATAGAATGCTAAATTCAGACATCTGTATGAGCGCTTTAAGTAACGGCAATAACAGCTACAATAAGAGACTTAAGGCATTAGAGGCGGCTATTGCAGGTTACAGCACTAGTTTTTCTAGTCAGGAAATAAATTCTAATGACGGAAATTTCGTAGATGCTAAAGTAACAGACACAGCTACAATTAATCAAGAAAATGTTGAAATAAGTAACATACAAGACTTAAACGTAAATCACATTGATAACAGAAACGGCTTTGCGGCTTTAGGAACAGTTACAGTAGAAAGCTTAACAGTTGGTGGTGACGTAAAGGCTGATTATGTAGACTTACATGCAGAAAACTTAAAGGCTGATAATGCAGAAGTTGAAGAATTAGAAGCGACAAAAGCTACAGTTAAAAACTTAACAGTAGAAAACAAGATGGACTCATTAAATGTAGCTAAGCTTTACATTGACTCTAATCTAGCTTTATCACAGGCGTCTTTAACATTGAAAATCGCAGAGGCTTTTCATAACGCAGATTTCAAATGCGCTTTAAGACCTACATGGATGAGTAAACCTTTAGCATTAAAAGAAGAATTAAGCACGGTATTTACTCTACAGGGTATTGTAAACGATAATACAGAATTACCAGAAAATCCTACATTAGGCGACGTATACTTTGTTAGAAGCTATACAGTGGGAAGCACTACGGGACCGGCTATTGCTACATACATTGATGGAAATTGGGAATACATACTTTATCCAGGCCTTGAAGATTATGTTACTCAGGATACCTTAAGCTCGGTACAGGCTGAATTACAGGCTGACATTGATACAAATACAAATGACATTTCTACAATAAATACTTCATTAAGTAACTTAACTACACAATTCGAAGAGTTACTAGAAGACTTAAATTCTGGTGACTGGGCGACTTTTAAGTCTAATACAGAGACTTTTATTAACGAAACTTATCCCGCTAAGATTGCAGAAATTGAAGCGGCTTTAGCTAAGAAAATTGAAGACCCTACAGAAGAGGGACAGTATTTAAGAGAAGTTGACTCAGAAGGAAATGCGTCTTGGACAGCGCTAGAAGATAATGACGCCTTTGTAAACAAAACTTATGAGGCTGAGGGAGCTACAGTTACTAAGATTACTAACGATGCTAATGGCGTGGTAATTGATACCACATTATCAGTAAAAGTTCCTACAGCGAATAATACAAATTCAGATAAAACTTTAGACGTAATTAACCAAGATTATTTAAGAAGTAATTTATCACTAAGCAAAGAGAGCTCAGCAAATGGAAATAGCTCATACTTCTTCGAAGAGAAGAACATTATACCAGAAGCTGAGTTCTTGTATTTGACTTCAGCATACGGTAACGAGAATACATGGCATGCGATGAAGCGTAATCCTATCGATTATGTCGTTGCTACAAAGAATTATCGTTACTACAGATTTACAAATAACACTACTAATGATTCTAATACTTATACCTTCTTCTTCGCCGTTGATAAGAAAGGAAACATTTCTAAATTAAATGTTCCCGCGGATAATTATTTGAATACAGAAGCACAAGCAAGCGTTCATGGCGGATGGGCAGCTTATAACCCATCTTGTTATGACGGTGAATGTGATGACGTTGCTTATTATCCTTTCCCTAGAGCTATTGTTAACGGAACAGCTAAGGGCTACATTAACATGTATAAAGACGGCAAATTCTACGGCCGTGTTAAAGATGCTAATGATGAGGAATACGGAGTATGGACGGCTTCTTCTAATGTTGCGCCACAGTATTACAGATGGGGCGGCAAATCATTAAGGGGAACTGATAAGCGTATTCTCTTAGTAAATGACTCTTCTACAGCCGCTGATACATTACAGGCTTTCTTAATCGGTATTGACGCTAATGGTGAAGAGGCCCTAGACAGAGGTAAACCGGTTGCGTTACCGGCTAAGATTACATGGGGCCGTGAGGGTATTGCTTCTGGCAAGAATTATTTCTGGTTCCAGAATACGGTTTCTAACATCTTCTCACGAGTTGATAAAGACGGCAACATTGCTTCTTATACTCTAGTAGACCCCGTTGAACAAGTTGCTTTAAGCTCTACAGGATTAAGAAATGCTTCTAATAACTACATTGAATTAGAGAATGGAGATTGTATCTTCTACGTAGCAAATCTTGACGCTACATTAGGTTATGATTACTTTGTTTATTGTTCAGATGATCCGACTTCAGTTAGTCCGGTTACAGTATTCAGAAGCTCAGTTAAATTCTCTAACGCGGAAAGCAATACAGACAGATGGCCATTATCAGCACAGTTCCCGTTCGTTGAATGTGGAAATTATGTATACTTCTTCCCAAGCTTTGGTTACCAAATTACAGACGGCTCAAATGTTATAGGATCTGGTAACAGCGCATGGTGGAAATCAGTAGCTAACCAATACGCTAGATTAGATAAACAGAGTATGAGCTGGAGTTATACTCAGGTTCCTTGGACTATAGACAATTATGCTTCTTATGGACCCGCACAGCACTTAATTACAGAAGGCGGATACTTATGGGTATTCCCTAACCAGAGCTATAATGCTACTACTTCTGGTTCTCAGTGTTTATGTATTAGCCCGACTGGACAGGCTACTACAGTTGATTTAGGAACTGGCTCAGCCGTAAACTTCTTCTATCCGGGCGGAACTGGTGACTTACTAAATGGCTGGACATGTTACTTAAACCAGGCCGGAAATGCTGGATGGGCTTATGCTAGAATGCAGAACTCGTTAGCAGCGGTTAACAGCCACGGACTAGGATGCTTAATTAGTCCAGACATGAGACACATCTTGTTATTCAAAGGTAACGGCGAGTTTAAGCATTATGATTATTCTAGTTATGAGAAAGGCTTCTATCCGATTGGAAATCAGGCATACAGAGGCGGACCGGCCTTAATTCCGGCTAAAGACGGATTTATTCTCGGCTATTCTACGGCTACAGGATACAGACTATCTCACTCGCCAGAGGCTGAAAGCTTCGGTATTATTTACATTTCAGCCAAAGACGACATAAATGTGGAGCCAACCTTTAAGGCCTTTGAGACTATAGAGGGTAACGGCTTATTCCTTAAATACCGCGAAGGTTACGAATACAACATGAC